TATACCTTTAATATCTTGCCAAGCTACAATTTTACCTCTCCAAGCTTGTACTTTTTTATTTCCATTTCTACTTGGGCCTCTACCTGCATCTAAAACAGGACCATAAGGTAACATTGATATTTCAACAGCAGGACCTTGAGGAGTATCTACAACTTTAGATTGAATTGAAGCAGATAAAGTACCAGATGACCTACCAACTACTTGTTTTAAATTTTCACGCATAACTTTAACAAGTTGATTTCCAACCTGTTGCATTACTTTAGTGAATATTTTATTAAAGTTATTAGCCATTATAATTTAGGAAAGTTACAGAAGTCTAATGTTGCCTGAGTGTTAACTGTTATACTGGCTACCCATCCACATACTCTATCATTAAATGACTCATATAATGGACTAATGTTGTTTAATGTAATAAATTCTAATTGTTGATATGAGCCTAAGTTAAAGTAAGCTATAATGTCATACAAATAAATTTCACATTGTGATTGTAATTTTAATACATCAGTATCAGTTAACTGAGGTACATCCATTATATAAAATTCAAAATTCAATGTACGGGCACCTGAAATACCATTTGGGTTCAAAACAATACCTGTTGATGTTACAGGTCTCAAAAATGCTAATGGATACTTTACATTTTGAGTTAAACTGTCTAAACGGTCAATACTACCCTCACCAAACTCATTTATTGCTAAATGTTGGGCACAGGCAGTTCTAAACTGTTCAACAATATATTGGTAGGTAGGAAAGTCGCTCATAATTAACAGTTACAGTCTTCTATAGGACCTAATTTATCTAAAATTGTTTGTAATTCAGTTTCACTTAATTCAAACATTGATTGTAACGCAGGGAAATTTAAATCCTTTCTACGTACTTGAATAGCTGCTTCTAACCAAGAAAATTCTGTTGGTTTTGTTTTTTTAGCAGGGGTTAGTTCTTTTTCGTTATTTTCCATATTTTTCTTTTAATGCTCTTTCTTGTTCGTTACTAAAATCTTGATTTATTGATAGATAATTTAATGTGAATATAAAATTTAAGTCAGTAATACATTTGTCTCCTGTGATTGAAAGGATATTGGTTTTGCTAAGGCCATAAATTGTGCTAAACCAGCCCCAATGCTTAGCAAAAGAGTTTCCATTTCCTTGTCCATCATCTGATTCGTCGTCTCGTTGTTCTGTGTTAAAGAGTGAAGTGTACTTTTTAAGTACTCTGTCTTTATCAGCGTAAAAAAAAACAACGCTCCTAATAGGTATTTTACTGGAAATTCTTCAAATAAATCAGCATCTATAGGTCTATCATCTGAATCATAAGGTTTAATCTTATAATACTTAAATAGATCCTCTGTTTTACCTAATGCTAATTTAACACGTGATTTTAATTTCCATTTAAATGTATCAAATTTGTTATTAGTAACTTCACGATACATTAAGGCCATTACCTCAGATAAATTTTCATTTACATTTTTACATAAGTTTTCTATATCAACATACTCACCTAATGTCATTTTAGATAATGTTGAGAAACCATATGCTTTACCATTGAATTCAATTAATGGATAAAATTCAGGTTTAGTACTATTAACTAAATCAGTTATCTGATTTGTGATGTTCATAATATTATCACCTGTCCATCCACGTACTGTATTGATGTCATTTTTTGTTAATATAGCAATACGAGCAAGCATCTGTTCTGATTCAGTTAAATGCTCTAACGATACAATTTTCTTGTAGTCGCTTATTGAAATATATTCTGGTAGTTTAATTTCCATCTTTAATAAATATGTGTGTTGAGCGCTTTTGAACTTAAACAACAAAAGAACCCCTTTCGGGGTTCAATTGTAGTTATATGAGTTAGAAATTACAGTTTCGATATATAATATTCATTTAATTGTCTTACATACTCATTGATGTCTACTAATTTTAATTGTTCTTCCATCCATACAAATGCTGGATCTGTTCCGTTTGATACATCATCAAGTGTAAATGATAAATTACCTTTTGGCATTTGACTAAAATCGATTTTAATTGTTGTGTTTTCCATTTTTTTATTTTCTTTCATAATGTTAATATAACATCAATGATTTATGAGGCCAAACTAACAATTGACTCTTGTTCATCTATTTTTTCTACGATAACATTAAAGTTACCTATAATAGTGAAACTTGTTTCAGCATCAGTATAACTGATTTCTACTCCTCCCATTGTTGAAACAGATTGAGTAGCGGGACGTGACCTGGAGATAAATGTTCTAATGATTTCTCCTTTTGTTGTAACTAATTGTGTCTTGTACATAATTTTTATCTTTCTTATATAGTTAATATAGCATCACATTTCAGATGAGCCAAACTTAAGAGAAAAAATGATGCGGGGAGGAATTATGGAATATTATGAAAGACAGCAAATTAGCGTACCTCCCCATTATGCATCAAAAAACAAACGTTGGGTAAAAATTAATGGCAGTAAATAAAAAACCCAACTACGATGTAAATATAATTAATCTTCTTCAGCTACCAAGCTATCTTTAAGTTTCTTCAATTGGTCTTTAATTCCACACCATAGTAAAAACTTAGCATACAATCCATTTTCCTCTAGAAATTCAATTGCTAATTGTTCTTCCTCACCCTCAGCAAAGATGTCTTGTACTAAATTCATTGACTCATCATTACCTGATTGAGTTGTGTTGTCTACTTCTACAATTGTTACTTGATTTGTAGGATTTCTTTCTTCTTCTGTTTTAAATACGACTCCCATATGTGTTATTATTTTGTTGTTTATTTACGTTTCCTATATATAATTTTGATTTACTGAATGCTTGTTCGTTACGAGCCAGGTTAGCTAACATAATAGCATCTACGATATCATCATGCATTCCATTAGGATGTGTAAATGATATGTTTCCGTTTGCAGCATACTTGAATGTATAAGCACTCATTTCATTAAATACTTCTGGCATTAGTTTTTTAGATGGTAATTCAACTTTACCTTCCTGAAGGTCATAAATTAATTTACGAACTGCTTTAGCTTTACTATCTTGTGTTGTAGTAAATGCTTGTAATTTTTTTATTCTTGGCTTGAGAAGTTCCCACATTGCGAGTCCCAACCCATTTGTTTCAAGAAAACCTCCAACGACATTCCATCTACTGCACTCAAGTATGATATCCTTTCCAATTTCCTCAAATGTCCTTCCATTAGTTCTAATAATCTTTTCGACTCTTCCAGATTCGCTTTGGATAACGCAAACTGTATAATCGTTTGTGATTCCAATATCAATTCCAATATAATATCGTTCACTTCTGTTTGGTATTCCCCATTCATCAAGCATACATACGAGGTCTAAATTTGTAAATACATCATTTCCAGCATCTGTGAACTCAGCATTATATTCTTGTTCATAAATTTCATGTGGTAGTGATTTATATTGTTCTATAAGGAATTCTTTTGAAACGTATGGATTGTCCTGACTTATACCTTTAAATGAAGTATAGACGTTATTAGGCGTGTTACCACGTAAGAAATACTCATAGAACCAATTCTTAGATTTAGGTGTAGATATAATTAAACATTTTTTACCTATTGCAGTTAATGTAGGCATTACCGCTTGTTCAATTGCATCTTGTTTAACAAATGCTGCCTCATCAATAACCATGTAATTAAATGAGAAACCCCTTATAGTATTGTAATTGTCAGTTGATAAGAATTGCAATGTAGACCCATTAATAAATTCTATGGTTAAATCCGCTTTATTCTGTTTATTAATAATAGGATGTGATGCATTAGTTAATTCGTTGAATATCTTTTTAGATTGGTTATAAACAGGAGTAATCCAAGCACCTTTTTGATTTGGGTTTTGTAGCAACCAATACAGCATCAAATTTTGAGCCAATAATGATTTACCAAACTGTCTACCAGTTGCTACTATTCCAAATTTATGAGAACTGTCCGCAAAACCATCAATGATGGCTTTTTGTCCTTTATGTGGTGAGAATAACTCTACTTGCATTATAACATTTCATTTACATCAGTTTCAGGGTTAAATGTGTTACCCCAGCTTAATGTTACATTACCTTGTACTTTGATTTCTTGACGTTCAACCTCACCACCTCTAATTTTATTTCTGTATTTGATTATTTCTAACCATACACGTCTATCATTTTCTGAAATAGCTACTTGTTCTAAACGTTCTAAGTTAACTAATGTTTCATGTACTGATTGTTTTATATTGTCACTAAAGTCCTCACTAATAATAGCCCAAGTGTCTTTCCATAATTGGTTAGCTTGTTTATTGTTAATATCGTATTTCTCCCTAGCCCAATTTGTAAAATCAGTCCATCCAGACTTATTCTCTAATATATACTCAGCACATTCCTCTAAATGCTTTGTATGCTCTATTTTATTTGATTTATTTTTTGATTTCATAATTGCGTATATTATTATATAAGTATATCCTATACTTTAATGATACATATCTGCCGTCAAAAATTATTTCCCGTGGTAAAATCGCTTTCCGTTCCATTGGTATTTCCATTTATTTGTGTCGTATAACTGTCTAATATCGTTTATATTAAACGACCATCCATTATTCATAAACTCCGTTGCTAAAAATATTTTAACGTTTCTAACAGAAATATGCATGTGATTTTTTGAAAAATAAATAACACATTGATTATCATGTTCTAAATTTAATATTCTACCGAACGATGTGATAGCATATCCTTCACATTTGTCAGTGAATAAAGCATATTGTTCACCTGGTAGTAATGTTGATTTTATTGTTTCTTTATATTTTAATGCTTTTTTTTCTGTTAAGAATGCTTCTGGATAAAGTTCATCAATATCTCTATCATACCCCATTGAC